GTTTTCAAAACCGTAACCTCTTCGTCTCAGTGTGAACGAAGATATCTGAAATTAGGATGTCTAGCACCCAGACGACTACGCCCTGTCCAGCAGGTGTCGTATCTGACAATTTAAGAAGAGCCACAGCCGTTCTGTGTCAGGAGGGACTTTGTAATGAAGTCTTCCCGAGAACGGTTTGTAGTTGCTCTTCCCTTAAGGAAAAGTGGGAGGCGTGGAGCCGAAAGCAGTTGGGGCAGCAGCGAAAAGAGTCTTATAATTTCTTTAGACTAGCGTCCGCGCTAAAGGGATGTAAGAAAATCTTCGCTGAACGCTGTGAGAGCTGTGATAAAAAAAATGGCATACGCGCTAAGGAAGAATGGAAGAAGAGAGCGTTGGAGACCCCCCAACAGACAAAATCTGGGGTTATTTCATTCATTAGATGGAGGGTTCGATGGTATATGGAGGGTTGGAGCTATAAAAAGCCCCACGCAGTGTACGTCCCTGATCAGCAGGGGTGTTTAGAAATAGAGAGGGGATGCGGTGGTTCGTTCAGTGTTAAGAGGGATTTTACAGGAAAGTTAGTGACCTGGATGCCCTCTCTTTCAAAGAATTTTGTTCACCCGGAAAGGAATCTCGGTGCCTGCCGAGTTGGCGTTGCGAAGACGAAAGGAAAGATGCGGGTAGTGACGATGCAGGGCGCAGAAGTGAAGAGGATTCTGCGACCAGTGCACGTGTCCGCGTACGATTACTTGTCTAAGAATCGTTGGCTCGTACGAGGTAATGTTAAAGAGAGTGACTTTTCTGCTGTTGTGAAAGATTGTAAGGAAGGAGAGTTTTTGGTGTCTGGTGATTACACAGCGAGTACTGATAATTTGAATTTTGATGCTGTATGGGCCGTCGTAGATGAACTTGCTCGTTTCTTGCCCCCTATTGAGGCTAAGGCGTTGCGTGAGAGCTTCAACTCTTGGGTGAAGGTTGACGGAAAAGAGAAAAAAGTCGTGAGAGGAAGCATGATGGGAAACCTTTTATCTTTCGTTGTTTTGTGCCTATTGAACCGTATTACGATGGACTTAGCTCTCCATAAACGGTTCGATAATGAGAAGGATAGGCGTAGACAATGTCGGATTAATGGCGATGATATCATGTTTTCTGCTGATGAGGAGCTCTTTTCTGCATGGCTTGAATGTACGGCATCAGTTGGGTTCGTAATCAACTGTGATAAAACGATGAAGGGAAGAAAATTCGTGGAGTTGAATTCCACGGTCTATTGCGTGTCAAAGAGCGTGATAGTACCAAAGCTTGACTTTGGCTTTCTTTATTCGTCAGATCAGTCACCTGATGGTTCCCTCTCTGTTCCTATTTTTGAGTTGTGTAGCAAAGTTAAGTTTCCTACAGCAGTTTCCTTCCTTTTTTCTTTTTTTTGTAGATGTGAATTTAACCGTCGCCCGCCTCAACCGGCGGAAGTTCCTTCTCGTTGGTGGCGTTTTCTTGTCAAACGTAAGTGGTTTCGTCAGTCGGTTCGGGATTCTGACTTAAAGGTAAAAACCACTGGTGTTGATCGGAGCGTGCCAATGAGTTTAGGTCCTCTGGTACGGGAGGGGTATTCTTCCATCGTTTCTTTTATTGAGCGTTTTGAAGTTAGTGAGACAGTGCGTAAATGGGAAGGGATCACGTTGTGCCCGTTGGAAAAGA